CACCACCGTGTCGTCTGACCGGAGCCCGAGATAGGTCACACCGTTCCTGGCGAACGTGGAGGTGTTGTAGTCACGGCCGCCGATCACAGCCGGAGGAAGCGCCACCGCATAGTCATAGACGGCGTCCGCCTCGGTGCCGAGGGTCAAGCGGCCGTCCGCGTTGATGCAGATTCCATATTCATGGTAAGCCGGCTCATGCCCCCATTTCCCGGCAACCATAATGGCGCTCTGATGGTCAAATGCACTGATTCCTTGGGCAGGGACGGCTGAGAGCGCGAAGTAGGCCAGGTTCATGGCCGCCACGCAGTCCGGCCCAGCGGCGGTCATGATCTCCGGCCAATCTTTCAGCTTTGCGGTGTTGTCGAAGATCCGGAAGCGGTACTGGTCCTGCGGGAATACACCCAACTTGTACTTACTCATTCTCGTCGGGAGTCACCAGCTCGACCATCAGGCGGCACCGGAGATTGAGGCTCTTGTGCTCGTCGGTCCAGATCTCGCAGAGCTCCTTGTACTGATCCCGCATGGCCTGGAGCCAGTCGTTGAAGTCGTGGCTGAGACTCTGGCGTTCCTCGTCGGTGCAATCGTCCCAGAGGGCCTTGAGGGCCTTGTAGTCAGGAGTGTACTTGGGCCCCAGGGCATAGGAGCCGGCATGGACACCGTTGCCGGCGCGGATGTTGGCGGCAAGCATATCGGCTGCGACGCCGATGTCCTTGTCTTCGTGCTTTGCGATGCTGTAGCATACGGGGGTCAGTTCGTTCCAGTTGATCTTTTTCATGGTGTAATCCTCCTATAAAATCGCATTGTGTAGCGGGGTGTCTCCCCACCCTCCACTGCGTAGCGGAGCCAGTCAAGGATAACGATCATGGGCAGGGACAGCAGGCACCAGAGGGCCCAGAACTGCGGGCAGATCTGTCCCCAGAGGTTGCCGGGCAGGGCGGAGTAATCCCAGATTGCCATGCCAAGCCATATATTGAGCACAAGTCCAGCGGCCAGCTCGGCCGCGACGATAGCCGTACCGCAGATGAGCGCCTGAAGCCACAGGGGGCAGTCCCACGGCAGCTCCGCGCCGAAGCGCTCTAATGGGATGGCCAGCAGGATCGCCAGAGCCAGCATGGTCCAGGAGATGGTCTCCGGCCGGCCGCACAGCGTCTTAAAGACCACCTCCGCAAAGAAGTAAGTGGTCCCGGTCCAGGTCCACAGCAAGAGGCTCAAAACCGCCTTACGCATTGGATGCAGCCTCCAGGATGGCCGTCATGTTGGCGGCCAGATCATCCGGCAGTGCGGAGCCATATGTAATGGCAGCCACATCCTCCAATGTGTCGCAGCGACGGACCCAGGCGAACAGATGGTTGGCATAGGTCGTGTGGTAGAGCTTGTGGGCCGTGGCCGCCTCTCCCATGGCGATGATATCCGCTGCCGGATAGATGGCGCACAACTGCCCGTCCAGGTGGTAGGGGTATCCTGCGGCCCCCTTCTGGACCGCGCCCACGGCGGTGGTGAGGTTGATCTGATCCTCGTCCGTCAGGGCGATATGCCCGGATGTGCCGCTTGGGAGGGTCACGTCGCACCCGGCCACGATGGCGGAGTTGCAGGCGGCGGATAGCCCGGATAGTTTGGCGGACTTTGCGGTCTCCAGCGGGTCCGGTTCCGGGTGGCTGGCGATCCATGCGTCCAGGGCCTCCTGGGCCACCGTGTAGCCGGTCAGTGCCATATGGGCCGGCATCTCGTCGGTTTCCCCCACCTCGCTAAAGGTTGGGACGACAAAGCCCACGGCGGCATAAAAGGCTGCGAGGTCCAGACTATCTGGGACCAGGGCGTGCCCCTCCGGAATCGCATCGAACGCGCCCTCCTGGATGGGGGGCCACGCACCGCTCGGATTGGCTGTCATTCTGATGATCTTCATGGTAGGATACCTCCTGTATCTAACTTTGAAGGGAGCCGAAATCAATGATCTATGGGTATATCCGCGTGAGCAGCGACAAGCAGACGGTCGAGAACCAGAGGTTTGAGATCTCCCGTTTCTGCGACTCGAATGGGCTGACGATTGATGGCTGGATCGAGGAGACGATCTCCGGGACACGCAACTATGATAAACGGAAGCTGGGGGAGCTGCTGCGGAACATCAAAGCCGGGGACGCCATCATCTGCTCGGAGCTCTCCCGGCTGGGCCGCAGTCTCTACATGGTGATGGAGATCCTCGCACTGTGCATGGAGAAAGAGTGCCGGGTGTGGACCATCAAGGATAACTTCCGGCTGGGCGATGACATCCAGAGCAAAGTGCTGGCCTTTGCATTTGGCTTGTCCGCCGAGATCGAGCGCAATCTGATCTCCCAGCGGACCAAGGAGGCCCTGGCCCGGAAGAAGGCGGAGGGCGTCCATCTGGGCCGCCCAAAGGGCGCTCTGGGGAAGCATACCAAGCTCTCGGACAAAGAGGATGTGATCCGGTGCCTGCTGGACTGCGGGAATACCTATGCTGCCATTGCCCGCGCCCTGAAGGTAGACCGCTCCACATTGGTCCGGTTTTGCGATGCACGTGGGATAAAACGGCCTGTAAATTGCAGCAGCTTAGCGATATAGCTGATTGTGTGGCGGTTTACGATGGGGTTTCCTGCACGTTTTCTCATTTTGCTTGTCCGCGTCCATCGCTTACGACCGCATGGCGGTCACCAGGATAAGGTTCCCTTTTGTGCCGAAGTTGATCATGTTGCTAGGGCATAAGAATACGGAGGGTGTGTACGGCCCCGATCTGGGCGCGTATAGCTATGGGGCCAGTCTGGTCAACGCGGTCCTGCTGACAACAGCATACCAGCAGGGACTTGGCCTGAGCAGCTATTATGCTTCGGGCACACGAGGGAAGAAAAGCGCGGATGGTAAGACCTTCACTTGGTACTATAACTATGAAGGGAGCCGTCCCAACGACGGAATAAGCTATCAATGCAATATTTCCGGTGTCGTCTACTACTATGCGATTCTCGGATAAGGTTCCCTTTTGTGCCTAAGTTAGTTGCCGTGGTTTGCGGCAGCAGCACAAATATCTTTGGATATGCAACTTTCGTCTATGAGGGCCCCGTTGGAATGACCGGAACTGTGCCACAAGCATCTTGGGATGATGTAGGCAAAACAGTCTCTTGGTACACGACGGAATCCTCCAGTACCTACGGACCATCGTATCAACTGAACCACAGAAGCGGTACATACCACTACGCCGCCATCGGCTAAAGGTTCAATTTTTCGCCTAAGCTGGTCATCGTCCGACATATGGTACTGATGCGAGGTGCTGGCAATACATTTCACAGTATTTCTTCAAATGGGAGCAGTAGCAGCAATGCAAAAAATACCGCAATCTGGACTGAGACCGGGGTGGAGTGGTACTGCTCGCAGTCCTATCAGCCCAGCGCCTCGGCCCAAATGAATGAGGAGGGGGCTGTCTATAACTACCTGGCAATCGGATAATCAGCCGAGGGCAATGTAGTGGTAGGTTGTACCATCGTAATTGAGCTGATCGTCCTCACCGTCTACAGAGTACCAGGAGAGAGACGTCTCGGCCCATGCTGCATATAGAATCCTGGATGCGTAATTTGTGTTCTGTGTAATCCGCATGCCGTGGTCGTCTCGGACGAATATGCCGACAACCGACCTGTTCGTCATACTTGATGCTGCACGCCAGCATGACACGATCACAAGAGTGGGTGAAAAAGGGAACCTTAAGATGCCTTTAACTAAACGCAAAATAGTAATAAGTCGCACCTAAAGCATTTAGTTGATACCATTCCCTTGAAGTGTTGTACCATCTGACAGTGTTTCCGGACCAGCTCATTGCCTGCTCAAGGTTACTAGATATGCCCCCTGGATTGAAATACACTGTTCCGGTGGGTTTTCCCACGACCACATTACTGCCTTGTGCGCAATATTGGCTGCTCCCGGCACTTCCTATACTGACTATCCCCCAAAGTTTGGGCGAAAAAGGGAACGTTAAACTGCACGGGTTATCGGCCCCATAGGTGCCTGTGCCAGTGTAGGAGCCGGTGGCGATCTTAGGGACGCCGCCGAGGAGCTGCATGTAATTGATGAGATTTTCGAGCGAGATCTTTTTCCCGGTTGCGGCAGAGGCATCCAGCAGTGCGAGAAAGTCTCCTGCGGCGGCCCCGGAATAGGCCAGCGCAGAAGAGCCATTGATGAGGGCGTAGAGCGCCTTGGCGGCGGTGGTCTGGCCTGTGCCGCCCTTGGTAAGCGGGACGGTGGGCAGCCTATCCGATGCAAAGGTCCCACTGTTGATGTCGCCCGCTGCGTGCTGGTGGGTCGCAGCCGCCGCCCCGATGGCCGCCGGGGTGACGGGGTCCGTGCCGTTGCTGCCGTGTGTGGAGGCGTGGAGGGCAGGCGTGAAAGAGGACGGCTTTCCAGTGATGGCGCTCCAGGCGTGACTATGGGTGGCCGCCGCGTAAATGGGGTCAAAATAGACCTTCAGCACAGCCTTGACTCGGCTCCACAGTACCCGCTTGGTCTTGCTGCCGTCCGCACTGTCCACCAGCGGGAGGCTGTCCCCATCCACCGGCGTATCCTTGGCCGCGTTGTCCTTCAGCAAGGGCTCGTAGTTCATCTCAGGGAGCTGGTCCGCCGGCACCTTCCCATCATCACCGAGGGCAGCGACGCCGCCAGGCGCCCCCTTGTCCGTAAAGGGGATATAGGCACCACTCTCAATGGTCAGGTCAATCTGGGTGTCACTGCCGATCCAGGTGACCAGGTCAATCTGCTTTTCAATGACCGCGCTGGAAGCGGCGGCCATGAGGTCGGCAGAAGAGCCGGCATTGGCGTAGGCATATAGGACCTCCTCGCTAAAGGAGCCGTCCGCGAGCTGCAGTTGAGCATACAGGCCCAACTCGCGGAAATAGAACGCCTCAGTAATGGAAGCGTTGGAGTATAGCCCCCCAATAATGACCTTTCCATCGTCGGAGGCTCGCTTCTTGTTGATAGACAGTTGGACCACCGGGGTCGCAACGGCGGCCATGGAGCGCGGTGTAGAGCCGGAAGGCATTGTGCCGGAACCCATGACAATCTTTGTCGGGACGAATAGCGCCCCAACCTGGCTCTCCGCCAGTAGGATCCTGCCCTTGTCTGTCACAGCGTTATTCGAAAAAACAGCCATAATCACTACTCACTTTCTGCGGCATCGCCGATGCCGTACTGTTCCGCACTCGTATCGTGTAGAGTCAGGCCCGCGTGGAGTTCGCAGCCGATGGGGATATAGAATATCACCTCACAGCCGATCCCCGCGGCTGCGATGCGCTTCACTACAGAAGTAGCGTTGCCGGACAGCGTCATATGCTCATGGGGCATCTCCGTTTCGTCCACAGTGATGCGGATCTTGGCGGGAAAAGCCTCTTCCAAATCGACCTGGGATGGATCTACGTTAAAGAGAACACTGATGGTCGTGATGATGGTATCCACATCTCCGCCCGCCAGCAAAGCGGTGACCTTCGTCTTGATCAGGAGGCGGTAGAGGCCGTCCGAAACTCCGTCTCTTGCAATGCCGAAATTGGCGCCGATCCGGTCCAGCGTAGCGCCGCGGGCGCTGTCGAGATCCCGCCAAAGGGCCACGGTCTGAAGGGCCTCCTCCACGCCGCTGAGCGCGGCGGCAAAGAGCTGAAAGAGCCGGCCAATATTGCTGTGCGGATCCTTGCTGTAGGCGCCGGGCAGCTTGTCCAGTATGTTCAGAAGGAGGCTCATCGTAAGATCACCACCTTGTCCGGGCTGGTGACGGCCTTTTGGAGTGCGGTGAGAACGATGTTGGCCTTCTGCCAGGCGGCGCCGTCAGTGCTGATTTCCAGGATGTAGTCCACCACGCCCTGGGTCTCGTTGATGGGACACATGAGGCGGTTGTAGTAGACGGTCTCGCCAATGGAGAGGCCGGAGGCGGCCAGGCTTGTGCCCTCGCTGCCGATGTAGTCCACAACCGCGGCTTTCAGGGTGTCGTCCCCCGGATAGGCGGCGTCCGTGACCAGCGAGGAGATCCTCACGTGGATGGGCACCGCAGTGGGGCGTGAGAACCGGATGGTGCGGAGCTTGCCGCTGGCATCCAGGAGCTGGGCGCTGGATGTGCCGCAGGTCTGGATGCCGGCGG